ATCAATTACTATCCGTTACACAACAAAGTTAGCAATTGATAGACGGGCATAGAACTTTGCACCTTCACGTAGCAATTTCTTTCCATACCTAGTCAAAATTCCCTTACGTGGGCAGAAGCTTTCTGGATCTAGCACAACTGGTGTTTGTGTTAGTGGTACATAGGGGCAATAGAAGTAGCCCGAATCCATGTAGGAGTCGCCCTTATAACCCATCAACAACTGGTTGGTGGGGAATAGTGGGTCCTTGTAGAGACGGTAGCGGTTAGCAACAGTACCGACGTACTGAATACCAAGTGAGCTAGTAAATGTCTCAGAAGGAGCTGGTGCGAAACCGGCGGTAGCTGTTTCGAAGATTGAGGCAACTTCAGGTGATGTCACGATGAAGTTAGCGCCACCACGGAGGGTCTTACGATGGATGACGTTGGAAACTTCAACGATCTTCACATAGAGAGACTCATACTTTTCCTTGATGGTATCACCAAGGGCGGTAGCGAGGTCCCAAGCAGCGACAGTACCGGCGTTCTGGCGAAGGTCCTGAACGCACTCACGGTCGATTTCTAGGTTGATTTCCTGAGCGAGAACAGCGGTCAACTCAGCTTCAGCATCAAGATTGTGCTGTGAGCGGAGGTCCTGCTGAGCCTCATAGGACCAAACGGCCTTCAATTTACGAGTCTTAGCAGCGATCTCTTCTGACTCAACGACTAGGTTGATTTCAGGGAGGTCCTGATTGCACTCCATGTTGTACTCGTAGGAGACTACGCAGTAAACAGGGCCAGCTGCAGTGCCGTTCCAAGTTAGGCTGAAGCCACCTGTGTTGAGGTCTAGGCTACCAGCTGTAGCGAGGTCGGTGCCGCTGACAGTGTTGAAGGTGAAAGCGCCAGAGCTAGCAACGGTGAAGGTCTGGGAGACGGTGCCGTTTAGATAAACGGTGCCGGTTACAGTTCCGCCGAGGATAGGTGTGTGCTGGAAGTTACCCATGTTTACTGTGGCATTGGGCACAGCGATTGTGTCAGGGGTCTTCTCGTTCTGGACGAACTGGCTGGAGTAGTAGATGTCAAGGTTGGCATCACCGCTCGCCCTCTGTTGGAGGGAGGTGGGATCGTCAGCGGGGAAGCCGCTGTCGTTCGAAGCACCCTGCATATAGCCCTTGTTGGAGCTATAGCGGAAGCGGAGATAGTACACCAAGCCGGTTGGGCCGAGTAGGGGCTGTACGCTTACAATCTTGTTAGCGATTAGCTGGGGGTAAATACGACGGACAAGAGGAATCGAAATTCTCTTGAACTGTGCGACGTCGGATGTGTCTGTAGCGACTTCGTTGATAAGCCTCTGGTTTTCGAGTAGAACCGCAGTAGCAGAGCGGACATAAGGGTCTTCGATGCCCTTTAGAATACCAGTTTTGCTCCAACGAGTCTCTAACTCTTTTGCTTCATTCAAAAATCTAGCATTAGCGTTCATGTATAACTCCTATAAGGTTTAGTTTTTATTCTTCTTAACGCCTGAAAGAATAAGTAGCTCGTTTGTCTCACCGGAGCCAGTGTTATATTCCGCAATAACCTGAACGTTCTCGGTGTCGATATGTCCTCTCCCACTTGCGCTCTTTACTTTCGTGGCTCTTTCTTTCTGTTCTGTGATAACTCTAGCCTTCTTGTTATCAACTGGAAGGGCCTTGCGGGCTTCAGTGATGACAGCGGAGGTTTTGCGCACAGACTCGTTTAGACGAGTGTTATCTGTTGAGAGGCGAATATTGCGTGCTTCGAGCATTCTGATTTGGCCCTTGAGTTCTTCAACTTTCTTAGTGGCTTCATCAAGTTTGCTGGTAGTAGCAAAAGTCTTCTCTTCGTCAGATAGGTAGTTGCTGGTAATGTTGATAATCTTATCGAGTGCAACCTTGTGCTCAACGACTCTGGGGTCGTTCATGAGATCATGGCGAGCTTGCTCGTAGATTTCTCCGCCCTTGAGCTGGAGGAATTGGTCAACCTTATCAACAATGTAGCTTTTCATTTCAGCGAGCTTGCCGTCATATTCCTCGTAGAGGTCAACTTCGACTTTGCCCTTGCTGTTTCTTTCGGAAAGAAGCATCTGATAGGCTTCTTCGTAGCCCTCTTCGAGGGTTTTTTCGAATTCGGCCTTCTGAACTTCTAGGCGGCTGCTGAGATCGTTAATAATCTCGTAGGCCTCTTGATAGCCCTGATAAGCTGTTTTTTCAGCTTGGGCTAGCTCTGTAGAAAGCTGTGAGTAGGCCTCTTCAAGATTCTTGTTATATTCTTGCTCAAGCTTCTCAGTGGCTTCAGAGAGCATCTCAGAAACGGCTGAAGCGACTTCGTTCACCTGATCTTCAGGTAGCAGTCTTTTCAATGACTCAACAATTTTATGTTCCATTATCCTAACCTCATTTTGATGTTGTTAGTTTGATCTTTTACAATTCCGCCCAGACATGCTATCAG